AGTAGAAACCGTATCACATGAAGACACTTCTGCCGAAACTGAAATAGCCGAGGTATCGCAAGCTGAGGTTTTAGAACCTGATTTTGCAAAAATGCTAGGCGATCTCAAGGGTTTCTTTTCAGAAACCATTGAAAAAGCTACAGAGTCAAACACATTGGCCGTCTCATCAATTAAAGAGACAGTTGAAGTATTTAGCAAAAGCGTAGATGATAGAATTTCAGAATTAGCAGAAAAGCACACAGCACTCTCTACCGCAGTAGAGTCTATTCGGACCACTATTAACGGTGTAGAAAAGAGAGTTGACGCAGTAGAATCAGATACTGCAATTAAGAAGTCCTCTGACCTTGGCGGGTCTCAGGAGATCAATACAATCAAAAAATCAAAATGGAACGGTTCTTTCCTCGGTTCCGTAAATGAAATCTTTAACTAAAATAAGGTAGGTGAAATAAAAATGAGTAATGAATTATTAGAAAAAGCCGCAGCAGCTGGTGCAACAGTATCAACTGGATTCGGTTCTTCAACAGGTGGTTCAGGCGTTCATGTTGCTTCAGAAAATGGCAACGGTGGACTTCTAAACCCAGAACAATCAGCACGATTCTTGGACTATATGTTCGATGCTACCGTAATTGGTAAGGTTGCACGTACAGTCCGAATGAAGTCTGACACAACAGAAATTGATCGCATGTCAGTAGGAGAAAAGCTTGTAAAGCTTGCATCCGAAGGAGAAAACACAGCTGCTAACAGCGGTGTAACATTCTCAAAGATCTCTCTCACAACAAAGAAGCTTCGCATGGATTGGGAACTTTCAACTGAGTCTCTAGAAGACAATATTGAAGGTGCCGATCTAGAAGATCACATTGCACGTTTGATGGCAACACAAGCAGGAAATGACATCGAAGATGTTATTCTTAACGGTGATACATCAATTACAGGCGATGCACTATACAAGTCTTTTGACGGTGTAGTTAAGAAGGCTAAGGCTTCAGGCCACGTAGTCGACGCAGCACAAATTAAGGGAACAAATACTGCAACTGGTCTTGACCGTGCAGTATTCAACGCAGCCCTAAAGGCACTTCCACGTAAGTACAAGCAACGTCGTACAGACCTTCGCTTCCTTGCAGGATCAAACTTGATCCAGGATTACCTATACTCTAACTCACAGAACATTCAGAACGTTACCCCACAAGATATTGCTTCTGGCATTATCCGTGGCGATGTTCCAGTTCTTGGAGGTCCAGCAGGATATGTAGCTCCATACGCATTTGGTATTCCAATCGTTGAGGTTCCATTGCTTCCTGAGACACAGACAGGTTCATACACAGGAACCGCAGGTTCACACGGAGATATTCACTTGACATTCCCAAATAACGTTGTTATTGGTGTCAAGCGTGATGTTACCGTTTACCGCTTCTTCTGGCCACGCAAGGACTCAATCGAGTACACAATGTATACTCGTGTTGGCGTTCAAGTAGAGCAAGCAGACGCTTGGGTAGTTGTAAAGAACATCAAGGTTGCTTCTTAATTAATTAAGAATTAGACCACCGAAAGGCCCCCAATTAGTTTTGGGGGCTTTTCATTTAAATTTAACAATGCTATAATTAAAGCACCTAGAAAAAGGAGAAATAAAATATGTCGTTTGACACATTAAAGGTGGCCGAATTAAAAGTAATTGCAACAGATTTTGCAGTTGATACTGAAGGTTTAAAAAATAAAAAAGACATTATTGCAGCTTTATCAGAAGAAGGCGTTAGCTGGAATGTATATCAAAGTACAGTACAGGCAATAGAAAAAAATACAGAAGAAATTGAAATTCTTCCAAAGTTTGATCCGAAGGCCCAGCCAGAAAATACAGTCCTTGTTAGAATGACAAGAGATAACGCCAGATACGATATCAATAGAAGTACGTTTACAAAACAACATCCTTTTGTGGCAATGCCAGAAGAGGAAGCTCAAAAAATCTTTGACTCAGAGGAGGGTTTCCGTTTAGCAACACCCAAGGAAGTTCAGGACTTCTACAGCTAAACGTTAACATCAGTTAATGCCAGAAATATACATTCGTCAAACTTCACCAGTAAGGTTTAAGCTGTACTGGGGCGGAGAAATAAGAGATGCAGATGGAAGTGTTACTGCAACCGTAAGACAGATAAATTCAAATGGGACAACTGGTTCTACTATTGCAACGTATACTGCCACTAAACTAGAAACGGATAGTGGGACATATCAAATTACCATTCCGTATATTCTTACTGATACCAATAAAAATCTAGTAGTTACTTGGTCTTATTTAGTAGATACAGTGGCGGGGTTTGAAAATCAATTTGTTAACGTTATAACCCCTTATGTAAACATATCTGATGTCATGGAAGATTTAAATATAGGTACAGACCAATCTGACCCAAATTATAAATCCTACCATGAGCTTCAGCTTGCAGAAAAATATTCAAGAAAAGTAATTGAGGCGTATACAAATCAAGTTTTTTATAATTATACAGGAACGCAAATAGTTTACGGTCACGGATCAGATATCCTCCCACTTCCTACTAGAATTGAATCTGTTTCAGATTTACAAGAAGAAGATATTTCTTTATACAGCAATGGACAAACTACAGATAATTGGATATATTCTCCAGTAGTATCTGAATCAAATTACTCAATTAGAGTTAAAAGAACAGATCTTCAGGACAACACAATTTATACTGCAAATGGATTAATACCACCAACAATTAATGATAGAGGATACGCTGGCGTATTTAAAAAAGATTTTAGATATACAGTAAAAGGTACACTAGGCTGGAAATATGTGCCAGACAACGTTCAAGAGGCATGTAAGATTTTAATGAAACAATACTTTGAACAAGACCGTGCGTGGAAAGATAAATACGTAAAAAATATAAGCACATTTGACTGGAAGTTTGAATTTTCAGATCGTTCAGTAAACGGCACTGGAAGTATGTATGCAGACCAACTTCTTGCTCCGTATGTAACAAATGGCATGGTTATATTTTAAATGGGACTTATAGCATCTATTCTGCCAATGCAGCTAGATCTGTATATTCAAACCAACTCACAAGACCCCAACACAGGCGCAATGAGTAAAGAATGGAACTACAATCAAACATTGAGCTGTTCTGCAAAAGGAAATATTACCAGCAGTGGAGCATCTCAAGGAAGCGATAGGCAGATTATTGATAATAAATATACGAATCAGCAAATGATACAAATTAGAACAATTGAAAAAATAAACATTAGACATAAAATTACAAACATTAAAAATAAAAATGGAGGGTACCTGTGGACAGAATTAGACTACCCATCGGAAACTCCCACAGTATTTGAAGTTGTAGGAACGACTCCAATATCAGACCCATTTGGGAATATAATCGGATACAGCACAACTGCAAAGAGATCGGAGAGTCAGAAAATTGGCATCTGAGCAAGCACTAATACAAGCTGCAAGTGGACTATCTAAAATGATGTTGGGCCAGCCAGTAACTGGAGCAATAAAAGATAGCACCGTAGCGCAAATATCGGCTGCAATTTTTTTCCAATCAATGGTAATGGCAAAAATAATTGAAAGTCCAGCGTTTAAAATTATGTTTAATAGAACTATTTTTAATCAAATAGAAAAAGATTTTGGAGATTACGTTGACGCAAAAGCCAGGCTTTCTCCAAAATCATTACACCATGTTTATGAATGGGGTCAATCTGGCAATAGAGAATCCAGGCTATTTAAGCTGGGACAAACCCCAAGCAATCAGATTGGGTTTTTATTAAACTACGACCTCCTTGACTCTAAAAGTTTTGTAAGATCATCTAACTCGAAAAATCGTCATGTGTTTATTAAAAAAGCCGAAGTAATGGAGTTAGGGAAAACCGTAGTAATTAGACCTAGAAATTCAGAAAGATTAGTTTTTGAAATTGATGGCGAAACTATTTTTATGCCAAAGGGTGCTTCTGTAACAGTTGTAAAACCTGGGGGGAATGCCGTAAAGGGTTCATTTCTTGCACTATACAAACATTTCTTTACTAGCCAACTTGTAAGCGCTTCAATTAAAAGATCTGGATTTCAAAATCTATTTAGATCTTCTTTATCAAAATCCATCAAATTACCATCAGATATTAAAACAGTAAAATATAAATTTTCACCAAATACAGTTGCTAGCCAGGCAGATGCTGCCGTAATTTCTGGATTTGTGGGGGTATGATATGGCAAACTATAAACTAGATGCAATGTTTGAAATAAGAAAATTTTTATGGAACAAGATCCAGGCGGCTGGAATCTTTGACACAGAAGACTATTATAGTGATAGTTTAAATGAGGTTGTAGTTCCAATATTGCCAGTCCAACAAGTCCCAGAGATGAATCAATTTTTGAGCGGCAAGAAGCATATGATTTATGACAAGATAGGAATTTCCTATGAAAACAATTGGATGATATGTTGCGAACAAATATTATTTACAATATATTCAACAGACTTGATAGATATAGTTGAAATAAGAAACTTTATGACTGATGAATTTAGAAGGATGGACGACTCAGCTAGGGATATAAACGATTGGGCGGGCCTCTCAGACAAGTTTAAATTCCACAGCATCATAGTTGCCGATATCTCCCCCACCAAGCCCTCAGAGGACCTGGAAGGGTTTTATGCAAGCGACCTGGTCCTAGAAATAAAATATTCTAGGATAACTAACAACAACGGCAAATTTGCCTGATTTGCTTTAGGCGACTAAATACTCTAAAATTAGACTAGAGGAAAGGGCCTAGCCAGCCAAGATTTAATGATTTACAATAATATATATATTTTTTTAAACAGGAGGAAAACAAATGGCACAAAACATAGGAAATGCTAAAAACATTCTTGTTGGTGCATCACCGCTATTCTTGTCTGTTGATGATTCAACAGTTGTAGGATACGATGATAGCATGGAAGCGGGAAAGTCAAACGCAGGTACAGCAGCAGTAGGTAGCGTAAAGCCATCTACATTAGTACCAGTTTTTGCATCTTCAGCATCATATAGAGATACACTTAATGCAGGAACAGTAGCAGATGGTGGTGCAACCGCAGCAGCATATCGCAACGTAGGTTACACAAATAATGGTCTTCAGATTACTTATAACCCAACATATGACTCAGTTACAGTAGATCAGCTGCTAGATACAGCTAAGCTATTTAAGTCAGCAATGGAAGTTATGATTGCAACAGAAATGGCAGAAGGTACACTTGAGAATATTCTCATTGTATTCGGCCAGGGCAAGGGCACATTGCAAGATGGTGCTACAGTTGATGAATTAGGTCTTGAGGCAGGTGCACTTGGTGCAGCTCCAACAGAGCGTCAGCTTATTGCGGTTGGACAAGCTCCAACAGTAGCAGGCCCAAATACAGAACGTGTATATTATGCACGTCGTGTTCTTTCTGTACAACAGTCACAGTTCTCTTTGGCTCGTACAGCAGCAACAACATTCCCAGTAACATTCCGTCTTCTACCATCAGGTCTAACCGATCACGCAGGTTCAGAATATGGTAAGATAATTGACCGTTCTTGGACACCAGCTTAATTATTAATTAAGTAATAGTAATAAAGCCCCCTTTTAGGGGGCTTTATTCTTGTAATGGTAACCCCCATATGTTATAATAATTATAATCCTAAAGGAGGATATTAAATTGGCTACAAAAATCTACGATGTAGAAGAAATTCAGTTACAGAATGGCGATAAAGTTTTACTTAAGCCGCTTTCTATTAAGCAACTTAGAAAGTTTATGGTAGTGGTACAGAAAACGCAAGACGTAACAGAAGAAGATCAAACACTAAGTGTATTGGTAGAGGCATGTGCGATTGCACTTGAAACACAGCTACCAGAGTTAACAAAAAACCTAGATGCATTTGAAGATGCGCTAGACGTTCCAACAATCAATCGCATCATGGAAGTGTGCGGAGGAATTAAGATGGACGACCCAAACCTCATAGCGGCAGCGGTACTGGCTGGTCAGAACTAGATTTAGCCGCTCTAGAGGGTGAAGTATTTCTTTTAGGACATTGGAAGAATTACGAAGAGTTAGAAGCAAATTTATCAATGCCAGAACTTATCATTACATTGAAATCAATGCATGATAAAGAACATAACCAGAGAAAGTTTACCGCTTCGTTAAAGGGTGTAAACCTAGATGAAGAAGTAGAAAGTGCAGGTCCATCCTTTGAAGATGTTAAACGAAGGGCCCTTGGGATCAATTCATCAGCAGATGATGTTGTTGGTTTGCAAGGACAATTCGCAGCAGACGCTGGATTCGGAGTAGGAATGG